GAGGAAGCGACAACTGCGTACAAGGCTTCATCTTGATTTAATTCGATAGAGATATTGGAGTCAACAGCAAGTTTGTATCCATAAGAGGCAGAAGTAACTCCAGCCCCGCCTAAGAATACAGCCTGACCACCTGTTGGATTTTGGACTAGAATAGTAGAACCATCTTTGCCTCCACCAGATGCAGCGTTAGTTAAAAGTGTTGCAGTAGAACCAACGCTAACTATTGCATGATTTATTGCCATTTGAACTCCTTCGAAAAAGAGTGGTACTCCATTACTGAAGTACCACCCTTTCTAAACTATTGGGTAAATCTTTATGCTATGCGGTAAACAGATACTGTTGTTGGAGCAGTTACTACTACTTCCCAACGAGATGCTTGTCCAGCAGTCGCAGCAGTTGTAGCAAGTCCTACGATTGTTACGCCAGTTCCGCCAGCCAAAGTAGCAACATATGCTGCTAGGTTGATGTAACTGAATTGAACAGAAGTTCCTACAACCGCACCGAGTTCTGCGATAAGAGCAGCAGCAGTTGGTGTAGTGATAGTTCTTGCTGTTGTAAGAGTCGCAGTAGTGATACCACCAAGAATACCTTCTGTTGTATGTACCATTGAGGTACCATCAGCGATATTTGTTACTGACTGAAGTTGCTTTAAGTTACCAGTTACAGTAAGTCCACCAACAACTGCGTTGCCGCGCGTAATTCGATTAAACATATTTCTCCTTTTTAAGAGAGGGGGAGGCTTTTTAGTTCCTCCCCCTGCTCAACTTAATTAAGCGACGACTGAGTCCCAGAACCAACCGAGGTCAGAAGCAATGACTTTGTTGTCGAAAGCCATTTCTGCTTCTACTCGTTCAGCCTTTAGGGATTCCATACGGAATGAAGTTACACCGACTGTTGAACCGATACCGCCTGATACGCCTGTCCATGAGAAGGAGTAACCAGCAGATGGAGTTAACAATCCTGGAGTTGGAGCAACATAAGCAAGAAGGGCTTTCTTTCCTGATGTGAATGAATACGCACCAGTAGCACCTTCGTTGTTTGTTGCCTTTACTCCCTTTGAAACGATAACGCGAGGGATATCAAACATTGCCGCCAACATATCAGCAGTTACAGTCTGAGCAGATGTGTACTTGATGCGGTCAACGATATCTGGGTGGTTCTTTAGTGCGCGGAATACATCGTATCCCAGTACCAAAGTGTTTGGTTCCATACCAGTTGTTGAAAGAATACCTGCTTTAGCATCTTCGATGTCATCGATTGGGTCTGAAGCAGCATAGTCTGACCATTGCTTTACTTCGTTTGTTGATGGAGCACCAGCAACACCATCGTAGTCATTAGCCCAGATTCCGCCAGTAAAGAAGTCTGTGTTCCATTGTACTTCTTTACGAAGCATTAAACGGCGTGTTACAAACTCTGTTGCCTCACGAAGTGGGTTTAGTGGTGCGTCTGCGTTAGCAAGAGTCTGGTCATCCAAGTCCTTATGGAACGCAAACACATCTGCGCTGTAACTATCGGTTGATAGACCATAACCTCCACCAGCGGATTCAGTTCCACCTGCGCGGCGTTGAGCCTCATCGCGGAACCAATCGTTCTTGGTGTAAGTAAAGAATTTGTCAGACTTCTTGTCCACAGGAATTACTGGGAACACCTTGTCTGCGATAAAGTTGTCCTGATTTTGTAGATACGCTACTGAAATGTTTGTCAGAATTGCGTCTACATGGACTGAGTTGATATTTGGCTGTGGCATTTTTAGTTACTCTCCTTAAGCCGCGCGGTGCGGGTTCGCACAGTTGATTACTGCGGTGACAATGTTCGCATCAGCCGCGGATTCGGTAATTAGTGTTCCAACGACATACTTGGTTGTGTCTGTTCCAGCAACAAGAGCAACTGCCTTACCTGCTGATGATGTACCAATCTGTGCGCCTTCTGCGATTGCCGCACCAGCAACAATCTTTGTACCTCCGACAACAAGCACTTCTGCTTCCTGTCCTGATGTTGGAGCGTTCTGTAGAACTCCAACAGGAATGTCAGTTGCTGCTGCTGCCGCTACTGCTTGTCCTGATGAATCCAACTTTACGAATGTGTACTGCTTTGTGGAAAGGTCAGCACCCGCTACGAGTGTGATCTTTACGGAATAATTACTAATTTCGTATGCCATTTACTTAGCACCCTTCTCATTTAGATACTGATTGTAGAGGTCTGGATTTGAAATAACAGCATTTGAAAATGCTTGTTCAAATGTAATACCGCTTTTGCCCTCAGTGACAGCCTTTGCCATTGAAGTTAGTTGCTCGTAAGCATTTCCAGTTGCTGGACTTGCTGACTTACCAATTTCCGCAAAAATGTTTGCTGACTCTGCTTGTGCGTTGACAGAAGACAATGCTTCCTCAACTGACTTAGCAAGGTCTTCATTGATTTCTGCGAGTTCACGAAGTGCTGGTCCAACCTTCTCGGCGTCAAGACCTAAGAACTTCCAAGCCTTTGCCTTCTCAACTGCTTCTCCGTTTGCGCGAGCAACACGCTCTGACTTCAATACTGCTTCGATTTCAGCAACGCGAGCCTTTGACTCATTTGCTGACTTCTCCATAGTTTCTAGCATTACGCGAACTGCTTCTGGGGCTTGCTTGATGAGTGAAGAAATATCTTCTTCCTTCTTCATTTCATCTTCTTTATCAGTCATCTTTGCCAACTTTTTCATAGCCTTGTCTAATTCTTCCTCAAGGTCTTTGATTTTTTTCTTCATGTCATCATAAGACATTTTTTCGTCTTCTGGCTTCATCATTTTTTCTTTATCTTCTTCAGGCATGTTCATCGCCTTCTGTGTTTCATCTTGGGCCATTGGTTCCTCCTCAGTCCCTCTCTGGTTCAGACTTTCATCTGAATGGTTTTCTGTTTTGTTTAGGTCTGAAAGAAGGTCGTCCATACTGGTCAAATTATCTGACTTGATGACTAACCAACCTTCATGAAGATGAGCGGGATGGTCTACGCCTGATGTTTCTTCAATGTTCAAAGAAACCATCTTACGGGCTTTAGGCATTCTCACTCCTGTTCATTACAGATAGTTAAGCATCGTGCCACCATCTATTTTCAGAGGGTAACATACGATGGGATTATTTTAGCGAACCATTACCATTATTTGCTGCGGTAGTCGTGTCGTGTAACTTCGTGTTGAGAGCCGTGTCTTTTAATTGCTGTGAAACCCAACAGTCCGTACAGATAATAGTGCCTTGCCAGTCCTTGCCTGAAAACTTAGGGTTGAAAAATCTTTCACACCTTGGGCAGTTCTTAGCCTTGGACATTATTTAACTGGTCCACCAGTAATCCATGCTCGGCAGGTTCTTGCCGCAGCGCATTTAAAGTCGAAAATCTCGCAGTATCCGAGTTCCCCTGCTTCATCAATCGAATCAAATTCATCCTTGCGCTCGCCTCCAGTTAAGCCGTCAGAAATACACTTCATCATTTCTGGTGTCTGGATAAAAGCAGCACAATTTCCGCATCTTTGTTTCTTGGCTGCGGTTGGGCTAACTCCCCATTCATCTCCAAGTTCCTTCCAATAGTCCTCATTGGGTTCGGAAGGATTAAGTGGTCCATACATCGCTGAGTCAATAGCGGTTTTACGATTTTTAAGGTTCACCTTAATATCGCCTGTTGCTGTAGGGCAAGCCTCTGTTTTTGCTTTACGAATTACAGCAGCGTACTTACCTTTTTTGTCACTAATTACAATTAAATCTTCACGCTTGCCACTTAGTGTGTAGTCATTAACATTCAATGTCATGGTTATTCTTTCTTATCTTTCTTTCTAGCAAGCGGGTGTTCATCTGGAAGTAAGTCGGTGTCATATGGGCTGCGCTTGTAACGCCCAGTCTTTAGTGCGTGTAGGAATCCATTTACTCTACCAAACGCCCATTGTTCTCGACCCGTTACATTAGGGCGAACGGATGATGGGTTTGTGTTATATGCGCCAACGCCGCGTCTGTAAACCTCAAGCAACTTGGCTGTTGTGGTTCGCTTGGCTTTGTTGTCACCAACTTCCTCATTGTGTTCTTTAACTTTTTCACTCAATGTATCTTCTGTGGATTTAGTTACATCTTTGTCGGTTAATCGTAATCCGCTAAAAGGTTTTGCTAGACGCCTATCAGTCTCTTGGTATCCATTATCTGTTTCAGCCCATACGCGCAGAACCGCAACTGGGTCTTCTGATGTTGCTTCTTGTGATTCATTTGTGCCGCGAATAGTAACTGTGCCACTTCGCTCAATTCGTTCTACCTGCCCTGTGGAATACAGTGTGGCTTCACCTTCTTTGTGCGTAGCAAACAAAACAATGTCGCCAACTTCGATGTTCTTTGCCTTCTCGACCTTACGCTTTGCTGGTCGCATAATTGTATCCACATGGACAGAGTTCACAGACGGGTCGCTTTTCTCTGCTTCATCTTCTGGTGAGTCTGAGCCAATTCGTTTTGCTTTACCACCGATAGAGTATCCGCGAAGTTTTCCAGACTTAACTAAATCCCAAGCCCAGTCCTTCCATAAAACTCCCATG